CGTTCTGCAATGCCGTCACCGTCATAATCAACCTTCATAATGCACTCGTAGTACACGACCTCGCGCAATGTCGGGTCAGCCGCGTCAGTGCCTGTGTTTGCTTCTAAGTCTTGGAAACGATTTGTGCGTTCTTCATCAACATCCAGATCTGACAAACCAGCATATTTCTCGACCTCTTCGCGGTCATAGCCCATAGCCACCAAGTCTGACACTGTCATTGTGGTGCGGTGGGCAACGAAATACGCATCTTCTAAGTTGGTAGCCCGGCGATTAACCAGAAACTCTTCCGGCGGTACGTTTATGACCTTAATCTTGCCTTTACGCTCCGTAACACGCACAGACAGATCATACGAACTCTCAAGAGGAACCACCGTTCCGTCATCTTCCATATACGAATTAATAACGGTTTCTTGCTGCTCAACCACTTCAACATCTGGGTTAGCCAGTAATACGGCAAGTTCGTTTTCATCAAGCCCGTTATATTCTTCCTCAGTGACATTTTCTTCCTCTTCATAGAAATACTTGACCACACCAAGACGGAACAACAAGGCGTCCTTGAACCAGTTGTACAGGATTTTATAGCCTTCATTGTCGTGGTTGATTATGTAATTTACATAGTCACTGACTTGCTCTGCACGTTCCATATCCTCTGCCGTGCGAGCGCTAAAACGTACATATTTGTCGTTGGCTGTAAAGACGCGCATCAAGTTAGGCATAATAGCCTCAACTGTGTCTGCGACTTCTGTGCTTACTACAGATGATCTGCCCTCTACCTCGTTGCCAAATGGCTCACCAAGGTAAAAGTCCATAGCGCGAATACGCTCTTGAGAAAACTCACTGTCAAAGTGGTTCAGCGCATCGGTAATTTCCGAAGAAACAATGCTATTAAGTTTGTAATCATCCATATCTGGCATCTTACTTTTCCTTCGGCTTCTTACGCCCATACATGCAAGTGCCGCTGGCCTTACACATTTTTTTAGCTACACAACCCTTACAGGCAGAAAAGCCAACATTTTCAACAGCTTCTACTACCGCAGATGCTGAAACGGAAGTCTCTGCTTTTGCTTGGACTTCCTTGCTTAGTTCCAATGGCCTACGACGCTGTGTGCGTGGCCGCATCATTACTCGTGTATACATCAGTCGCTTGCAAACTTTCCTGTGGACTGATTGGCAACTCGGCGAGTTGGCTTGCGCTTTGGCATCTTGCCGGGTAAGTCCTTGATGGTGGTGGACGGGCCAGTGCTTTCGGAGTTCATAGCGTGGCTAGGATTTGCATAGATCGGCTTTGATTTTGGCATTTTCATTTCTTTGCGGCCTTCTTTTTTGCGCTTTTACGAAGTGGTGATGTCATACCAACGCCTGTTGATGTTTTAACAGGTACAGGTTCCGGCTCTGCTAATATAACAGGTTCTGCACCATTTTTATAGACTATGCAACGACCCGCTGGTTCACAGCGCCGGGGCATAGGACAGTTATCACAAATATTCATGCTTTATTCCTTTTCTTGCCACTAGCAGTCACAGACCAGCTAACGCGCTTCGGCCCGGTTTTCTTACTAGCTTCTTTCTTGCTTATACGCCCAGCAACCTTTGCTGGTCTACAGGCTGGGTATCCGCGCTTCTCGCCTTTAGAGCGACCACAGGGTTTCCCGGTCTTTACATCGACCCACTTTTCGCCGAACCATTTACCTAAACCTGCCTGTGCTGGCATTACGCTTTCCTCACACGATTGTCTGAGCCGCCCCATTTGCCGCCACGTTCTTTGTACCACTTAGCTGCATAGGCGTTAGCGTAAGCAGAAGGATAAACCTTGTACTTACGCTTCGCCGCTGCTTTGGCTCTTGACCAAAGAGCCGGGTCTTTTGGCTTACTTTCCGCCACAATACCGACCAGTTTTAGTTTTTGATGATTTTTTAGCCATTACCATTTCACCTTATGAGACCAATAACGAGCGGACAATTTACTTGGATTAGGGTCTTGAGCATTATGTCTCGCATAATAACTCTTTTTACGAGCCTTATCTTTGGCAGTTTTAGGGTTCTTGCCCGCACCAGAAACGCCCTGCTGACCAAACCGTATAGTTTTAACTTTGTCGCCTTGCTTTGCCACGACAACGTGGCTCTTTTTAGGATGATTGGGGGTGCGTTTGGGCTTGTTATAGCCAGATACACCAACACGTTCTAGCCTTGGATCTTTAGGCATCGTATTTAACCTCTTGCACCCGAACAGACTCAAAAGTCTCTTCAATCTCTTCCGTAGACAGCCCGGCTCTCAGGCCAGCATTAACAGCTACAGACATAGCCGCGTCCATCACATGCTGCCATTTTGCGTCAGAAGTGACAATAAGTCCAGCAGTGTGCATTTCCATCATCACCACAATGGCCTCGACCATCTCTTCATATTCTTCCTGAGTTTCTTCCAACTCAACATCAACGTCCAAATCGCGCTTCGGAAACTTCAGAATATTGTCAGTCATAGTAATTCCTTTAGAGGCTAAAAATACAAATTATAGCTATCTCCCGTTGATTTAGAGAAAATCTGAGCATAACCCGGCATCCTTTCTCTCATATCAACTGTATAGCCGTATTGTTCTATAACTTTCTTGGCGTCTTTTGCGCTTGATTCTCCAGTAGCCCATTTGTACATAGCATCGGACATAGCAATTTCGTCTTCTTCTGAAGGCTGTGCTTTTTCTTTTTTCTGAACCTTTTTTGCTTCTATGCTTTTAGGTATTCCTGTTTCTTTTACAGATTTCCTTGGCATAAATTTTCCAGCAGATAAAAGCCCAGACAAACTAGCGGCGTCAGTCATAACATCTTCTGAGAGAAGGCCTGACATTGGGTCAATAGTAGTTGGAAGCCCGCCCATAGCCCTAGCGACTGTTCTTGCCATTGATTGAACGGGCGCTGGGAACGATGCTACAGTTTCGCCTTGTGGTGTAATTGCATACGGCAATATACTTCCAGAATCGGCGTAATCTCCCATACCGTATAGACTGTCTAGGAAATTCATTACACTACCCATCCTGTGTTTGGTTTAAGACTGCGCTTGCTACTATACCCTCTAGAGTAGCCTCCTGCAATCGCACCGCTTTCAGCAAAGCTCAACACAAACGCATCAGCCACATCCGGGCTACGCTGGCCTCTACGTTTCATCTCATCTTTGCTCTCGACCTTCAGCTTACCATTAGACAGGTATTTGTACCTAATGCCAGTGATCTCCTGTATCAAAGTCGCGTCATTCGGGATCTTACAATCTCTTGCCTCAAACCATTCACGGGCGTTCCAGAACAGCTCATCTCTCAGCCGATTAAACCGCTCCTTCAAACTAGCAGTCTCCGACACAGAAATTGCAACGGCTGGTAAATCTAACTCACGCAACCTGTCGGCCAAGCCAGCACCAATGCCAATAGCATCAATAAATATGCTTTGAGGACGCAAACGATATGTAGTTGCCTCAAACTCAGACAGCACAATACCAGCCATCTCCATCAAATCACGCCCCTGATACGTCTTAATCGGCTCCAGCAACACATTGTCCTGACGCTTGGCTATGGCACTCCTGTCACCGCCGAATCTTGCAACGTCTACGCCCCAAACTACAGGTGCCGTGGGTGACGCTTCAACATCTCTCTTAGTCGCTTCTTCCACAAGATGTAGCGGTAGCAAGACATCATCCGACTGGGTAGGGAACTGACCCAATACACGAACCCTGTAAACATTGCTATCTTCACCGTATTTTTCCTTCATATTTTCCAAGAACTGCTCAGAAACAGTCGTGGCATCGTGGCAACTTACCGTCATCGTAAACCAGTTTTTGCGCTGGCTATGATGGCTCTCATAGAAAAAACCCTCAGAACGTGTAGGGTTTCCGCACATCACCGTCTTAGCACCAGCGGTGGACATTGCGCCCTCACCGACCTGAAACACAACATCAGGAATACCTGACGCCTCTTCGCACAAAAACAGCATATTTTCTGAGTGAAATCCTTGCAACGCTTCTGGATTCTCGCGTCTGCTGGTTCTTGCAACGGCAAAGCTATCTGACGCACCTTTCAAGCTAATCTTGTCGCTCTTGAACTCTAGCAACTGCTTGAAACCTTCCGGCAACTGTCGCGCCCATTTGTCGATCTCAGTCCACAAAACATCGCTCAACTGGTGCGCCGTGTTCGCCGTAACAGCAACTTTGCACGGATAATGCGTTATCAGCCACCACAACACGAGCCAGCTTTGAAAGGCGGTCTTGCCGACACCGTGACCAGACGCAATGCTCACCTTGTCATTGTTGGCTACCGCCCTCAACGCCTCGGCTTGCCACGGCTGGGGTTTCACCTTCAGTATGCTCTCAACGAATAGAACCGGGTCGTTGTGCAGCTTTACGAGCAGATCAGTGTTTTCGGTTTTTTTCACTTCTCTTCAGCCTCGCCCTCAATGGTCTTGTCAGCTAGCCGCTGCTGCTCTATTTGCGCGGCGGCAAGTTTCAACTCATCGACAAAGCTGACGACCTTATGCTCATGCTCGACCTTCTGGTTCTCGCCGTACAGCTTCGGATACAGCTTCGCTGCTCGCCACTTGTAGGTATCAATGACCACACGCGCTTGCTGGGCGTCCAGCTCACCGTACTTCATCTGCTCAATAGCATCGTCAATGTCGTCATCAATTTTCTGCGCCCGTAGCTCCATAGCCACACGATACTTGTCGCGGAACTCGCCGTCATCACGAAGCCATTTGCTGATAGTGGGAAACGTAGGCAGCTTGGCACTAGCACACGCCTTACGCGCTGACAGGCCGTCAGACACCAATTCTATGAACAAATCTTTCTGTTCGGCCATCTGTGCGCCAGATATGGGCGCGGGGCCTCTTTTCTTCGGCATATCTCACTCCTTATTTGCCAAATAACATCTTTAGTTTAGCAGTGCAAGAAAACTTGCAACGAATTTTGGGTGGCAGGGACGTTTTGGGTGTGGGGGATGAAAGGGGGGGGTGAGTAAGGGACTATTATATATTTATGCCGCCCCCCGCGCAGATTCGATGGGGGGGTGTGGTAGCATAGCACCACATGCCGGAATGTTTTAACGTGCTAACACATGACTACAGCAAACATTATGCGACAAAGATAATAAACATTATGCGACAAAATAAATCGCGCTAGGCTGCGCTGTGACGGCTTGCAACGACTAGGTTGGTGCAATCATACACCGGGACGGCTAAGGCCAGTGTGCGGCCTTCCTACGGCCTTTCGTGCGCGTTGTGGTATTTTATTACCGTATGATGCCCTATCCCCCTACCCCATAAACCCAACCCAACCCCAACCCATTCACCCCCAAAAAACCGCCAGCCGTTGCAAGTTTTTTGTCGTTTTTGCTTGCATTGTGTCAATCTATGCTTAACATACAAAAAGAGGCGGAAAACAGCGCCTAAATGAGAACAGAAACAGAACAACAAGGGAAAACAATGGCTTACAAAACAGCAACACATAAAATGACTATAAAAAAGCCGGGATTTGATCGCGGCATGACTGTTTATATGAATCGCCGCCAAATGGATGATTTTTATAAATGGGCTGGCGACAATGGTTTCAGCATTGATTTAGAACCATTACAGCCAGTAGATAGCGATTTTGCCATTGATAGCGCAAAATTTCTTTTCAATCTTAATGACTAAAACAAGGGAATTGAAACGATGAAAAAAGCAAACGCTTATGTAATATACGACGGCCCGAGTCAAATTGACGGCCAGCGCATTGTTGCAATCGCCAATGTCGCCAAAAGCCGCAACACAAAAACCGGGTCAATGCTGCAAACGTACATATTGCGCCCGGATATCAACCCGCTTGAGGCAAACAAAACCGGCGAAGATTTTTCAATATGTGGTAATTGCCCGCATAGAGGCGAAGCAACAAACGACCCGGCGCGTAAAACCGCAAAGAATCGATCTTGCTATGTAAACCTAGGCCAAGGCGTTTTGATTACATATAAAGCCTATAAAGCCGGTAAATACCCGGCAATCACCGGACATGATGCTATTGCCGCGCTTGGTGCTGGCCGTATGGTACGCATTGGCACCTATGGCGACGGTGCCGCCGTCCCGGCCTATATATGGGAAAGCCTAATCAGCAAAGCCGCCGGTCATACCGCATATAGTCATCAATCTGGCGATAATGGCGCGGCCTATGGCGATTTTGACCCAAATATTTATATGCAGTCTGCCGACACTGAAAGCGAAGCATTGTCCGCTTGGCAAGCCGGTCGCCGCACGTTTCGCGTTATTGATAAAATTGACGCTATGATTGCTGGCCGTGAAATACTATGCCCGGCAAGCGAAGAGGCTGGTCGCAAAACTCAATGCATAGATTGCGGTTTATGTGGTGGCAATTCCACCAAATCCCCTAAATCAATCGCCATTGTCGCGCACGGTGCCGGTGCTGGCAATTTCAAACGCAAAGCCGCATAAACGGCTGGCACGGTTCGCCGTGCCGCTTTATAGCCGCCAGTCAATCCGGCTGGCGTCTATATGGCGAAAGCCAACAACGCAACAACACAAGGGTGCAAACAATGAACGAAAACGCAAAAAGCCTAATAATCGAAAACGACGGCCAAAATGATCCATATGGCGCGGCTATCAACCTAGCTTTTGACATATGCGAGACATTAGCAGCGCGTGGTGCTGATATACCGATTGAATGGGAATATCAGCCGGGCATTGGTGCAATAGATGCCGATAGCTTAAACCCGGCGTTTGACAACTTCAACAACGCCGAATTGATAGCCATTGGCAGTGATTGCCTAGCGGTTGTCGAAGAATGTAAACAAAACGGCCTTGATTATTAGGGGGAAATTATGAGCAGTATCACATACAAAGCGATTGATCGTGAATCTGGCATCAAGTGGTGCGTCCGGGCAGTATTGCCCGGCGGTTTATATGGTTTAAACCATTGCCTCACCTATGATGAAAATAAAACTGATCCATTGATTGAGTTTTAAG